TCCTCTTCGTCGGCAGCGTCAGATGTGTATAAGAGACAGGGTCGGACGCCCTCCGTCTGGCGGCCACGCGACCACGACCGCAGCCGCGTCCGGACGGACAGGTCAGTCCACACCTGCACACTGTCGAACGGGTCAGACGCGAGGGCGACTTCGTCGACGAAAACCGGGAAGCTCATCTAGTCACGCGGTCTTGCCCGGGGTGAGCTTGTCGAGTGCGATCTGGACGGCGGCTATCGCGGTTGCGTGGTCCGCGAGCTCGATCGTGTGGTCGGCTTCTACGGCTGTACGGTCGGCCAACTTAAGCGCGTGCGCGGCAATCTCGGCCGCGTGGTCGCCCAACTCGGTCGTGTGAGCGGCGAGCATGGCCGCGTGGTCGTCCAGCGCGGTCGTGTGGTCGGCTTCCGCGGTCGTGTGGTCGGCCAACGTGAGCGCGTGCGCGGCGAGCTCGGCGGCGTGATCCTTCAACTTCATCGCGGCGGTGATGTCTCCCGACGTGAAGCCTGGGCGCCAGCCGCCGATCATGCGAACCCGAACGTGTAGCCGCGCATGTTCAGCTTCTGGATTGATTTTGCGACCTGCATCCCGGCTTCGGCCTCGTTGCCCGTCCAGCCGTTGAAGTTGACGATGACGGTCGGCTGTCCACCCGAGTTGTTCGCCCGGCCGAAGCTCTTACCGGCACCGGAGAACGCGACATCCTCCGGGCCTGCCTCGCCCGCGAGAAACAAGGTCGGGATCGTGACGCGGCCCATGCCGCCGGCAGCCATCGGGATAAACGTGCCGCCGCGGGCGCCCATTCCAGGGGCCGCCCCGAGCATGGGCGAACTCGTCACCACCGCAGTCACCGGCAACCCGAGCGCCTGCTGCGTCGCAGCGATCTTCGCCATCAGGTCGTCCATGAGCTGCATGATCGGGGCCGTCCACGCGGCTACTCCGTTGTAGATCGTGCCAGCGATGTCGACCGACAGGCTGGCGAGGTCGATGCCGTTGTCGCCGTAGAGCTTCTTCAGCTCGTCGAACGCGGTGGCGGCCGTGATCTGTCCAGCCTCGAACGCGCCCTTGATGATGTCGGCCTGATCGTCCATCGCCGCCTGCAACAGCGTCCGCTGATCCGTGTACGCGGTCTGGGCGGCCGTCGTCGAGCCGTCGATGCTGCCGACCATCGACTTGATAGCGTCGCCGAGCGAGGCGTAGATTGTGCCGCCGATCTCGCCGGCGGTCGTGGAGATGTCGATACCGGCGTCCGTCCACAATTTGCTGATCGCCGTGAGCCCGTCCGAGGTCGACGTCGTACCGTCGGTCATCGCCGCGACGATTGCGGCGACCTGGTCGTCGAGCGCCGACCCTTGAATCGCCCGCTGGTCCGTGTACGCGGTTTGCTCCGCGTCGGCGCGAGCCTGGTAGGCCGTCTGCGCCGTCGCGAGCTGCGCGTCGGCGGCGGTGCGTTCCGCCGTTGCCTGCGTCTGGAGGCTGGACTCCGTGATCGCAAGCTGGGCGGCCGCCAACTGCTTCTGCGCCGCGATCAGCGCCACGTTGTTGACGTTGACGGTCGTGAGACCCGTCGTGGAGTCATAGACGAGGGAGGCGTTTCGAGCGTCCGTGACGGCCTGTTGCGCATCCGTCAGCGACTGCTGCAACTGGTCGTTCTGCTGGCCCGCCTGCAAGTCCGCGAGTGCCTGCTCCGCCGGGGTCTTCGTGATCGAGCCGCCGAACAGGAACCCGAACCCGGCGACGGTGATCTGCATGTCCTTCAGAGACTGAGCGGCCGACGCTGCCATCTCCGCGAGCCGCGTCTGCGTGTTCTTCGCGAACGCGCCGCCCGCCGACGAGTTGAGCTGCGCCATCGACGACTGGAACTTCGAGAGCGCGGCCTGCATGACTGCGAGATGCCTCTGCGTGTTCGTCCCGAACGCCGCATCGGCTGCGCCCGCGAGCTTCGCCCACGCTGACTCGTACGGAACCTTGGCCTTCTCGACGGCAGCCTCCAACCCGGTTAGCCCGTCCTCGATCGTTTGCAGCAGCAGGTCGCGTTGGTCGGTCGCGGCCTTCAACGTCGTCGCGTTCTTATAGAAGCCCGCGGCGATCCGCTTGTTGATCTTCTCCGCCCCCGCCTCCGCCGCCGCGAGGGCCTTCGGGGTGGCATAGGTCTGGGGGATCCCGAGCGTCTGGTCGAGCGTGGTCCGCAACGCGGCCCCGAAGTTGGAGAGCGTCTGCCGGTAGTCGCTGATCGTGGTCGTTTCGGCGAGCGCCTGCTTCAATGCCGCGGCGTGCTTCTTCGCGGCGGCCGTCGCGGCGGTCGCGTTCTTCGTGATCTCGGTGCTGAGAACCTTGCCCCACTTCCTGAGTGCGACCTGGTCCTTCGCGAGGTCGGCCGCGCTCATGTGGATCCGCAGCGCCGTGTTCAGCGCCTTGATGTGGGAGACGGCGTTCTTCTCGACAGGATCGAGGGTCGTCGGAATGCCCTTGAGGGTTGCCGCTACGGCGCCGAGCGCGGTGGTGATCGTCGCCTGGGTCGCGCCCTTCCAGGCGGGCAGCGACGGGACGGCCGGGACGTTCTTCGGCCAGGGTGGCAGCGCCCCATATGGGGAGGTGGTAGTGCCACCGCCCGTGATGCCGAGTCCGGCAGCCGTTGTCCACGCGCCGTATCCCTGCGACTGGTAGATCTGGTAGGCGATCTGCGCCTGTGCGGCCGGATGCTTGCCGAGCCACGAGACGAACTGATCGACAGGAGTGGTCGGCGATTTCCCGAACTGCGGCGCGTACTGCTTGACGCGACCGACGCCCATCTTGCCGAGGAAGTTCTCCTGGAAGAGACCGACCGAGTAGTCGCCCGTCTTCGGGTTGTTGTTCAGGGCGTACGGGGAACCGCTCGGGTCTTCGCCCTTGGCCGAGATGATCGAGAGGTTCGTGGCGACGTCGCGCGGGACGCCGTTCGCGAGCAGGAGCTTGTACACCTCCTGCTGTGTGTACGACGCGTTCGGGATCTGCGACTTCCCTGGCGTGAAGCCACCAGGGTTCACGCGCGTTGACGGCTGCGAGCCGTAGCTGCCAGGCTTGTACCCGGCGGGAGCCTTATCTCCGACCTGCAAATAGGTGGCGCTCGATGCGGCCGCTGCGAACGCCGCCCCATATGCGTTACCACTCGCGGCACCGGCGCGCTCGTAGGCGAGATGTGCCTTTGCGTCGGAGAGGTTCTGCAAGATCGCGTCCTTCGCGGTCCGCGCCCAGCCACCGAGGATGCCGGGGAGATGCGAGAACGGCTCGACGACGCCGAGGGCCTGATTGTCGGCCCAGATCCTCAGCCAGTCGCCGAACTCGACAAACCACGTCCTCACTGTTTTCCAGTGTGTGATGACGAGTTCGGCGACGAGAGCGATACCGCTCAGCGCAAGCAGAATCGGGTTCGTGTCGACGATCACCGCGAATGCTGCGGCGACGGCGCGGCCGAGCGCGAGGAACTTCACAGCGAGAAATCCGCCAATGACGATCTCGAACGCAGTCTTCCAGCCGCCGATCGCATCGACCACGGCCTTTAGGCCGTGGGCCAGAGTGGTGACTATCGGTGCGGCCCCCTTGACGGTGGATACAAGCGCGTCGAGAGCACCGCCGACGAACTCGCGTATGCCGTCCTGGTTGTGCTTGATGATCCCGGCGAGCGCGTTGAAGCCGTCCGTGAGATCCTTCACCGCGATCTTCGAGACGGGGTAGAGCGCGGCGCCGAGTTCGTAGACGGCCTTGCCGAGCGACGCAAACAGCAGCCCGACAAGCCGCAGCGACGTCTTGGCTTCGTCGAGTGCGCTAGCTAGTCCGCCGGAAGCTGACTTCGCGAGCAGGAACGAGTCGGCCCAGCGCGCGCCCGCGTCGACTCCCTTGACCATCCACTCCGTCAGCGGGATCGCGGCGCGGCCCAATACGCCGAGCGCGTCGAAGAGCCGCAGCGCCGTGTCGGACATCGTGGAGAAGTTCCGGGCGCCCGCGGCCATGAGCGGCCCGAAAAGGCTCTGGAACTCGGCGGAGCCGAAGTAGCGGCCCCACGTCGCGCCCGCCTGCCCTATCGCGCGGCCGAACTCGCCGACAGCCGTCGAGACCGCGCCCAGCGTGCCCGGCGACAGTGCGCTCTTCAGACCCGCGGTCAGGCCGGGGAACATGGTCGAGGCGGCGACCGTCTTGAGTTTGTCCAGTTCGCCTTTGAGCGAGCGAACCATCTGCACGAACGTCTGCTGCACCGGCAGCAGCGCGTCAAAGGCTTTCTTGTCTCCACCGATCGCCTTCCCGAGCCCCTGGAACGCGAGCACGAGCGTCCCCATCGCTCCGCCCGCGGTCCCGGCGAGCGCGGGAATCGCGGCGAGCAGGCCGAGCGCGCCCGGGCCAGCGGCCGGGCCGAGGAGTGCGCCGCCGCCGATCGCGGCACCCAGCACGCCGATCCGGCCGAAGCCGGAGCCGAACGGGCCGACACCCGCACCGGGGTTCCCGGCCGACGCGACCCGCACCGACTCGAGTGACCGGCGCGCCTCGTTCGCGTTGCCGGTGATGTTCTTCAGCTTCCGGTCGATGATGTCGCCGGAGGCGACCGTCTCGGCCGCGTTCTTCGAGTCGAGCTTGACCTTGCCGAGATGGTCGGCCGCGTCCAATGCGGCACGCCCGACGCGACCGACGGAGCCCTTGATCTTGTCCTCGACCGACGCCGACTCGGCACCCTGGCCGGGCTTCATCTTCACCCGCTGGAGTGCATCCTCGGCTATCTTCGATACGGCGGCGAGCGAGTCGAGCGCGTGCTGCATCGAGTCGGCCGTCCGGTTCGCGGCCTTCATGTTCGTCTCGAACGGCGCCAGGTTCGCTGTTAGCTCTAAGGTCGCGCGGCCAAGAGATTCGCTCACGTGTGCCCCTCCGTCTCGTCCTGACCTGTCCCGTCGCCTGCGGGGGTGCCGTCTGCGGTGACGTACTCGATCGGGATGCCGGCCGTCGCGAGCGCCTCAGACGCTGACCGCGCCCTCACCTGCTCGCCGCCGATCTGCTGCGTGAGACGCCGGATCGTGTCCCGGTGCCCAGCCTTGTCCATGTGCGGCACCGATGCGGCCTCGATCGCGTCGAGCTGGCGTTCAGCCCGCAACTGCGGCAGCATCACGGAGTAGACCCTCAGGAGGTACGCCGGGACTTCGAGCCAGGCTTCCGGGTCGCCGCCGTAGAACGCTTGGAGCCGCGGGACGATGCGGCCGTAGTCCGCCGCGGCTTCGGAGGGTCCGCCGGTGCTTCACCCTGCGCGCGGGCCACCCAGAACTGGAAGATTTGCACGCTCGCCCAGTCCGGAACGTCGACGGAAAGATCAACGACGAGCATCGCCGCGAGCTCCTGCAATAGTGCCGCCGCTTTCACCGCGTCGTCCTCGGATTCGGCGACCGCGTTCAGGCTCGTGATCTTGTCGATCAACGTCCGCAGGTGATGGTCGTCGAGGATCCCGAACTCCTGCTGGTTGCGAAGTTCGTATTCGGTGCCATCCGGCATCTTCACCGTGTCGCGGTCGAATACCGCGGAGAGGTCGAGAACGTTGCCCATTAGCTGTGGCCCTTTCCTTCGGGGTCTGTGCTGGTTTCGATGAGGTCGATGCCGTGCTCCGCGCAGAAGACGCGGAGCTGCCCGAGTTGCCACATCAGGGCTCGGGCTTGCTTGCGATGCTGCCCCTCGCGGAGCTTGTGGTCGCGCGCTGCGGCGTGGAGGGCTGAAGCTGCCTTTGTCAGAGCGGCTGTGGCGGCCTGGTCAGCCATAGGGTTAGGACGTCGGGACGGCCGTCTGGATGCGGCAGACCATCACGTCGCTGTCGGAAGCCCGGACCGCGAGGATCGAGACGGGCAGCATCGCCGGGGTGCCCTTGTTCCAGACGACGTCGCCGTTGACCGACACGAACGCCTTCGAGAACTCATACTGCAACGTCAGGGCGTTGTCGACGGACGACTGGCCGCGGGCGAGCACCGCGAACGAGTTGACGTTGATGCCGCGGAACAGGCTGAACCAGCTCTGTCCGGCCACACCCGCGCTAGCGGCGACGGTCGTAACAGTCGCGTCGTTCATCACCTTCGCGTACTGCGTCGGAGAAACGTCGACGAGGTTCAGCTTGATCTCGAACGACTCCGCGGTCCGGAACTGCTTCGTCGGCATCGTCGACCCGGCCGGCACGAAGTTGTCCACGGTCTCGCTGTGAGAGACGGTGACACCGGAGCCGTCGTAGTTGTTCGTTCCCGCGGTGCCGAGCTTCGCCCAACCGGACGTCACGATCGGGACGGCGTTGATCGCCGGGAACGCAAACCCGACGGGCGCCAGGTAGATCGTGAGCGGTGAGGCAACTACCTCCATTGGAGCTGGCATAGCTAGTTCTCCTTCTTGTCGGGATGGATGGGTTGCCCCTCGCCGCTTCCGGCCTCGGGCTGCGGCTGCTCGTCGACGTCTGTGGCGTCGACGGCGGCAACGATCTCTTCGCGGGTCATTCCGTCACTGACAGCGACGCCTTGCTTTCCCGCGTAGTCGACCCACTGTCTGCGGCTGCCGTACACGGACGGTCTGCTGACGTCGAGGGTGAGCGGCGGCAGCGGCGGCAGGATCCTCCCGTCGACGGCGATCTGGAGGTACGCCTGGCCGCGCAGCACACGCGTCTGTTTCTTGCCGAACTCGGCCTCTTGGCCGAGTAGGACGGTCCTGCCGAACGCGTGCAGCACATGGCCCGGCCCGTCGAACCTGATACGGGGCATCCGTTCTCCTTCTCAGAAGTGGAACTAGGCGGCGATCTCGGCGGCGAGCACAAGCCACGAACTCAGAGTGGTGGGCCACTGCGTCAAGGGATCTCTGGCGGTGGCGCCCTTCGACGACACCGACGCCGAGTGGAGCAGCACCGACGAGACGACCTGTCGGCGCATCTGCTTCAACGCCGTATAGGCGGCGAGATACACGGCCCACGACTCGTTTAGGGTGGCGCCATAACAGAAGACGTCGAGACGAGTGTTTCCGTATTGCTGGTAGCCGCCGCCGGGGTTCTCGGGGCCGCCCGCGGCGTTGAGAACGATGCAGGCGCGGGGCATCGTCGGACTCGCGCTCGCGGGGACTTCTCCGCCGTAGATGCGCGTCGAGACGAGAGCGGCAACGGCGGTGTCGGCAAGCAGGACAGTGCGGACGGCTGCGATCGGGTCGACGCTCACACCTGCCGCCAGACGCCGCGCTCGAGGTAGCCGTGCCAGCCGTTCCCCTCGGGTCGCACTGCGAGGATCGACGGCGAGATCGTCAGCGTCCCGTCGGCCTCCTCGACGAACGGGTCGTGCGGCGGCGAGGCGACGTGCCGAACGCCGGCATCGGGGTGATCCGCCGGAACGGGGAGCATGAAGAAGACGGCGGGCCGCTCACCGGTGTAGCCGACGATCGGGCCGCAGTAGTCGCCCGGCTCCCTCGGTTGGGTGAGCTTCGCCTGGCCGCGGAGCTGCGGCTGCTCGGGGTCGTCCCAGACGCCCACTGCAAGGCGCCGTCCCTGCGTGGTGTCGCCTGTGCTCATCCGAGCCTCCGTCTGATCTTCGATGCGAGCGTTGGGAAGACACGATCCCCGGCCGGTCGAAGCCACGGTGTCCGATACTCGGCGAACAAGAGATAAAAAGCGGAGCGGACGCCCTTCTGGCCGCTGTAGGTCGCGCCGACTTTGCCGCTGACGCGCGTCCCCTCGACCTTGGCTTCCTCGACGAGGATGTGTGCCTCGCCGTAGCCGGTGCGGTTGTGCCACCAGTGGGAGGAGGATGCGACGGCGTCGGTCTCACGCAGCGTCTCGTTAATCGAGACGCGCGCAGCCTCCGCGACACGGGCGAGCAGCTTGTCGCCGTCCCAATCGAGTGACGCTCGGTTCGCCATCAGCGGTGTTCCTCAGCGACCCGGCGGAACTCGACGGCCGCATCCTTGATCTCGTCCGTGAGAAGCATCGCGTCCGCTTCCTCGCAGGCACAGAGCAGGTCATAGGCGCGCATGATTACCTCCTGCGCGAATCGCACATCGAGAATCGAGATAGTCCCAAGCTTCACCATCAGGTGTTCCCGAGCCGCGCGAGGTCACGATCGACGCGTCCGAGAATCACGTCTTCCTCCTCCAGCGCCAGTGTGAGTGCGTCGCGCTTCGGGACGAGCGGGCCATGCGCGTAATCGCGGACGGCGCGGGCACGGTGGATCGCTTCGCGCTTCTGAATGTGGGCGTCCGGGAGGTTGCAGATCCGGTTTGGACTGTCGGCGCACGGGAGCACCTCGAAGCGATCGTCGAGCCAGACCGTGGGCGCGATGATCCCGATGATGGCGTCGCACCAGACGCGGAAGAAGTCGTCGAGCGGATGGTGCTCGAGGTAGCGGGCCGCGGCGACGAGCGGGGTTTCGCGGTCGTAGATGCTGCCGGCGCCGGGGAACGCGAGGTCTGAGTAGCCGCCCTCGATGCCCTGGACGGTGGCGCCGTCGCTCCATTCCTCCCACATGCAGCCGCTGATCGAGCCGGGATGGTGGGCGGCGATGATGCGGCGGATCGTGTCGGGCTCGTGGACGATGTCGTCGTCCTGGGAGTAGATGAGACGGTTGCGGCAGCGGGCGAGCGCGACGTGGCGGCCCCACGTTTTCTCGTCACGCTCCTTCGAGTTGTCGTAGACGATGATCTCGTCGATCTCGGTGACCGGCTGGAACGTGTCGAGGATCTGGTCGAGGGGCACGTCGCCGCGCGTGACGATGACGGCGCTCACAGAGAGCATCGGGACACCTCGATCATCCGTAGGCGCTGGCTTAGGCGCAAACCGGACGCGACGATCGTCGAGCCGGGCACGGGCACCGAGACGAAGAGCACATGCGACCGCTGACGGCGGCGCCACGCACGCAGGTGCACCATCACGCCACCCTCACGAGCAGGAGTTCGATGTGGTCCTGGTTGACGAGCACCGCCCGGATGCCGAGCGGCCCGGCCTGCACCGTGTCGCCGCGATAGGTGACCGAAGCGACCCTGTCCTGCTCCGTCACGTCGGTGCCGAGCGGGAGGATCAGCCGGACGTCCTCGACGACGACGACGGTGGTCGTGTCCGTGACGACTTCTCGGCCTGCGGTCGCCCATGTACGGCACGGCTGATCCGAGAGGTGAGCGCTCCATGTCGGCGGTCCAGGGTTGCCCCATTCGTCCGGTGACGAAGAGCCGCGCTCGATCGTACATCTGTGGATCAGGCTGAGACGGGCGGCGACGAGACTCACCGGAGCGTCAGGCTTCCGGACTGGCGGCGGATGATCGAGGTGATCAGCTCGCGCTCGACGTCGGTCATCAGCAGGCCGGTCGGGCTGAAACGCATGTTGTCGTAAACCGTCGAGACGTTCCCGACGGTCTCGCGGGCGACAGCGCCCGGATTTATCCAGACGCGGACGACCATCTCCATGCAGACCGCTTTCACGATCTCCGGGACGACAGCGAAGCCGTGTGTGTAGACGATGGTCATCTCGAACAGCGGGCCGAGCCAGCCGCGCGTCCAGTTCGTGAAGAACTGCTGATAGTGGATCGGGAACGAGGCGCGGACGAGGTCGTCACCGTCGAGGTAGTACGTGTCCGTGCCGATCACGGTCGGCGTGCCACCCTGCGGCGTAAGCGAGACGGAGGAGACTGAAAGGACGGGCCGTTCCGGCAGCCGGTAGCGCTCGGCATAGGTGCTGCGGACGGTCAGCGTGTCGGCGGTGACGAGACTGATCGTCTGGGCGGTCTCCTGCTGAATAAACCCGGTCGCGAGTTTAAGGAGCTGCTCGGCACGGGTTTCCTCGGCGGCGGTCAAGGTGAGCCCGAGCCGGGCGGCGAACTCGTCCGTGGACGCGAACGGCAGGACGTTCTGGACGGGCGCCGTCGCAGACTCCAGCATCGCGGCGTCGGTCCAGACGACGCGGTACCAGCCTGCGGTGAGGGTCGCGAGCGTCGTCGTGAACGAACGGGACGCCGGCTGGGATGGGTCGGCGTCAACGGGGGAGAGCGTGAACGTCTCGGCGGCCGTCCATGGGCCACCGGCCGAGCTGGCCTCTTCGAGGCGTGCGTGCGTCCACGGCAGCGCGTCGTAGCGGGCTGCGGGGATGTAGCCGGTCAGGTTGACGATCACGCGGTCACTTCTCCCGTTCGCGGGTGGACGGTCGCGCCGGCGGCGGAGTGGACGGGCGCTCCCGAGGCGGCTGCGGGGTGCAGGATCAGGCCGGGAAGGCTCGTGACCGGCGGCGGCTTCGTGGCGAAACCGGCGGTGGTGAACGTCACGGTGACGGTCAGGCTGGCGTTGCCGTCCTTGCTCGAGCTGCCGGTGGCGGTCGCCGTCCAGGTGATCGGGAGGCTCGCCTCGCCCGAGACACCGCGCGTGCCCGCCGTCGTGATCGAAAACGCGAGAGCGACGGTCGCCGTGCTGAACGCGCCGAGTTGCCCCACCGTGGACGCGGCGAACGCAAACGGCGACGTCGAGGATGCAAACTTCGTTGGTGCGCCCGCCGTTGTCGCGAGCGCGGTGATGGTGAGGCTGGCTGCGCCGTAGTAGGTCGTCGCGCCGCCGGCTGTGACGGTGCCGTCGGTGGTGATGTTGAGGGTGAGCGTCTGGGAGCTTGCCCCGTTGGCGCCGAGTTGCCCGGCGGTCGTCGCGGTGAACGCGACAGGTGTCGAGGAGGAGGCGAACTTCGTCGGCACCCCGGCAGTCGAGGCGCCGAACGCCAGCGCGACGGACGAGGAGGAGAACTTCGTCGGGGTTCCCGCCGTGGTGATGCCGAGCGTGAGAGTGGACGTCGAAGCGGCGAACGTGTCGCGCGTGCCGGCTGTTGTGACGGTGGCGGTTATGCCGGTGCTTGAAACGCCGAACGTGTCGCGCATCCCGGCGGTCGAGACGCCGACAGCGAGCGATGTAGTCGAGACGCCAAACGTGGCGCGCGTGCCGGCGGTAGTAACTCCGAACGTGAACGGCGCACTCGCCACGCCGAATGCGCCCAGCGTGCCAGAGGTCGTGGCGGTCACTGTCTCCGTCACCGAAGACGCGGCGAACGTGTCGCGGGTTCCGGCCGTCGTGATCGTGGCGGCGAGATCGACGCTGGAGACGCCGAAGTAGTCGGTCGCGGTGCCGGGCGCGATCGCGGGCAGTAGATGTACCGCCGACCATCCTCGCGCCATGACAGCCGATGACGCAATCGGCCGTGCGGCGCCGAGCAGACCGCTCATTCGTCTACGACAACCCAGGCATCAAGCGTGGCGCCACCCAGGATGTTCCAGAGCACGATGCTCGACGAGACGGGGATAACCAGTCCGCGCGGGAACGTCCATACGATGCCTGCACCGATCGTCCCGGGGAACGCCGCCCGACGTAGAAACTGCGCTGGCACAGTCGGCAAGGTCGCGCTGGCCAGGCAGGCAGTAACGGTTCCGGCGGGGTCTCCGGTGTCCTCGGCGAGCACAGTCACGGGCGTGGTGGGGGTGATCCCGCTTGCGGCCGGGCGGCCAAGACCGATCACGGTCGCGGCAGCCGTAACCAGTGTGAAGCCGATCTCCATGATCTTCGGTCTGTCCGTTGCAGCGGTGCGGACTTCCCAGGCGGCGGCGGCGGTCGTGACATTCGATGTGCGCTGCGCGAGTGCGTAGATAGCCATCAGGCCGCGACAGGTGCCAGCGCCAACGTCACGCTGCCCGCCAAGATCGTGAAGTTGTCGCCGATAGCGACGGTGCGCGGCACCGCGAGGTCGTCGGAGCCGAGGAAGTTGCCCGCCGCCACGGCATCCCAGAACGACACATGCGAGTACGTCTCGGCGTTCGGCACGTTCGTCCATGCCAGATCCGCCGACGTGGTCTTAGACCCTGCCGCCGCCGCCGAGAACGTCGCAGCCTTCCGCGTCGTGTTCGCCGCCGCAGCCGTCGCACCCGCCGCCCCAGGATCAGCCGTATGCAACTTCACATAGAACGCCACCGGCAGCGTCCACGCCGTCGCGCTCCCCAACGCGTTCAGAATGCTGTTCGCGATACCGCTTGCAAGTCCAACTGCCATTTTCGTGTCCTCCTTAGAGGGCCGCAGCCCACCAGTCGCTGTGCTGCAAGATGTGGAGTTGTCCCAGCCCGCCCGCGAGCGTCTCCGGTGGCACGTTCCAGACGCCGCCCGAGTCCGAGAGAGTGCGTCCCCGCGGCAGCCAGATCGCGTTGTACGCAAGCCCGAAGTCGGCGAGCGGACGCGGCGCAAGCCTCACCCGCCGACCGGCGTACGTGACGACGCGGCCAGGTTCGCCCATCTCGGGCCGTGGACATTCCAGGAACATCTCGCCGTTTATGAAGCCTGCTTGGCGGCAGAGCGGGTCGCCGTGGCCGACAACTCCCGTGACCGGGTAGCCGTAGCTGCGTAGCTGGTCGATGGCGCATTGGAGGATGTCGTCGGGGTCGCCGCCGTACCGCAACGCCTCCGCGAGCGAGTTGGCATGGATCCCGATCTCGTGGTCGAGTCCGGCGATCTGTTCGAGCGATCGGCGGAGCGTGGCCTCGTCCTGCCAGTACGACGCCGTGTGGAGCATGAAGTAGGTGGAGCGGTAGCCGTGCTCCGCTTCCCACATCGCGATCCGCACGGCGGTTGCGAGAGATCCGGGATTGTCGTCTACGTCGTGGCGCATACCGACCACGTCTGCGTCTCGCGCGCCGAGGAAGACCTCGCGCATGGAGACGACGGCGCGCGCCGGTGCTAGCAGCAGCGTGTCGAGCCGTTCAAGGTCGGACGCGTTCATCGCGTGAGCACGAGCCAGTCCGCGAGACGGGTTCGTTTCATGGTCGTCGCCTCCCAGCCGTCCAGACTCTGCGCGGGCGTAGTGGGCGTGATCGTGAGCGTGAGCGCGCGACAGGCGAGCCCGGCGAGCTCGTGCAGCATCGACAGGCAACGGTCGGCCGCTTCGCCAGTGAACGGGTCGGCGGAGACGACATCCCAGCTACGCGGCCGGCAGCCGGTGATGCACGCGAACGCGTCCCAATAGACGAACGTCCAGGACTCGGGATAGAGCGGGCGCATCTCGTCGAGCTTCCCGCGATCGAGGTCAATGACGGTTCCCGGCACTCCAGCCCGCATCGCGTAGACGGCATCGTTTGCGCCGAGGAAGCCTGCCCCGAAGAGGAAGAGGGCGGACCGCGCGCCGTCGAAAATCTCGGCGGGGTACGGGCCTGCGGGCGCGATCTCAGCGTTCACTCGCAAGCATCTCTCTGACGTGCCCCGGCCTGGCGTCGCCGCCAAGCTCGATTGCTCCGCGCGTCCGGGGGCCGAGCAGGTAGTTGAAGTGGGCGCGGTCAGACGACTCGAAGCTGCATCCCGCGCGTGCCATCCGCCGCCACAGCCCCCAGTCCTCCAGGGCGATGTCAGGGAAGCCGCCGCAGCGCCGGAACGCGTCAGCGCGGACGGCGCTCGCACCGACGAAGCAGTTGCCGTCCGAGGCGAGATAGGTGGCCGCGGCGAGTTGCGGCGGCACGTAGTAGACGCGGTCGGAGCGGAGGTAGCCGAGCTGCCACACGTCCGCGTCCACATCCTCGATGCCGTCGAGTCCGTCGGGCATCACAGTGTCGTCGACGCCCATGATCCAGACCCAGTCGGTTTCCGCCGCGAGGACCGCCCGCTGCATGTAGTGCGCCTGCGGATACTGCCAAGTGCAGGCAGAGGCGAGCACTTGGACGCCGGGAATGTCGTAGTCGCGGTCGGCGGCGACGATGATCTCGTCGGGTGGACGGTTGAGGGCCTGCACCGATGCGATCCATGCGGGCAGGAATCGTGCGTGGTCTTCGCCGTAGACGCAGGTGACGACGGCCACGCTCACAGGATCCATGCGACCCTCTCCGCTTGGAAGCCGAGACGCTCCTTGAAGTAGCGCAGGCCGTCGGTTCCCGAGTCGTGTCTGTTGTAGCTCCCGACCACCGGCCCGGACGTCGCAAGCGTCTCCCGGAACGCTTCGAGCGTCAGGAGGTACATCGTGTCGCTCTTCATGTGCGCGGCGTGACCGAGGATCTGGCTCACCATCGCGACGTCGCCGCACACGTACAGGACGATGTAGGCGACGAGATCACCGCCGGGGGAGAAGACGCCGTAGGTGCGGATCGCGTGTCGCGCGCACGGGTAGACGGGCAACGGCGAAAAGCTCGGACGTTCGAGGTAGCCGGCGCTCATCGGTCGGCCCTGCCGTTCGGGCAGGCTGACGTTGATCGCGTGGATTTCGTCGATGTGCAGTTCGCGGGCGAACTCTCGGAACGTGTAGCCGAGGATGCGGGCGTGCTGCGCGCGCTTCCGGGCTGTCCGGTGCGCCGCGAGGTACCCGTCCATGTCGTCGAGTTGGAGGATCGAGGCGGGCCAGTCGTACTGGCCTGTCGAAAGCTGAGCGTGGAGTGGCCCGGCGAGGGCGGCGCACTCTGGCGCGGCGATGCAGTCCGGGTGCGCGCCGAGCGTGATGTTCACGTAGTAGACTCCCCAGCGTCACGGTTCCCTAGTAAGGAGGTACGAGATGGAGTTCGACGAGCTAGCCCTAGCTATTCAGGGCGACGTTGCGGTCGAAGGAGTCGCACGGTGGGACGTTCACCGCGAGCGTCACTCCCTTGATGTCAGTCCACTTGCCGCTGCTCACGATCCGAGTTATCGCCCCGGTAGGTTCGTGTTCGGTCTACCGGAGTGGCGCGGCACGTTTGAGTGTGAGGCTCGTCTTCTGCGCGGCGACTGGAATCCAACCATCGGGCCGTTCGACGCCAACGTGCCCGTCACGCTGAGGCTCCAGGACGGAGATGAGGCTGAGATCCTCCTCGGGAGTCTTTCTTTCACGATGGGGCCGGACGCTCAACCGCTCACCTACGAGTTCACGGGGCGACCGAAGGTTGCGGCGATGCGGGAACCGTGACAAGTCTCCGCCTCTCGTCGCGACAGAACGGCCCTCGGAAACGGGGGCCGTTCTCATGCGGCGAGCGAGCGCGCCATGTCGATCAGGTGCTCGGGGTAGAACTCGGCGAGCATCGGCCACGCGTCCTCTTCGTCACCGACACC